AAATTCTTTGCTGGTTAGCTAGGCCGTCTGAAGTTCGCTCGAAGTCGCCTTGCGCGTCGCCTGTTTGTTCGTAAATAACTTTTTGTGCAGCTAAGATTTTTTGTTGCGCTGTTAGCGCACCGCTGCCAGAATATATGCCTAGCTCTAACGCAGCGCTTTTTAGTGTTGCGTCGTTAAGCAATACGCCAAATTTGCGTAACGGTTCGGCTTCACCTCGAAGCGCTGAACCAATAGCGTTATTAGCTTCGTCTGGGGTTGTGTTATTAAACGACGCTAAATCTGCAGACAAAGTAATAAAATCGGTTGTAAACGTAGCTAACTGGTCGCCCGCTAAACCAGCTGCTTTACCAAAAGTACCGAAAGTACCGGCAGCCGCTAAAACTTGGTTTTGACTTTGCCCAATTTCTCTAGCCGCAGTTTTAGCAAAATCTGTAACGGCTTTGCCAGCGTCGCCAAAAATTACTTTTATTTTGCTTGTGTTTTCTTGTAAATCGCTAGCAGCTTGAATAGCTGGCATTAAACCTTTTGTAAATACAAGCACTGAACCGGCTGCAGCAATAAGGCCAGGTACTACAGAAGCTTTAAGAATGTCGCCTAATTTGTTAGCTGGGCCACCAATACCGGCTAAAGCTTTTTGTGCTTTGTTTAAACCGCTATCGTCAAACGTTGAAGTAATCGGTATGTTAATTGCCATAACGAACCTTTAATTTTTTGTTTAACGTTTTAGCTACTTCGTCTACAATTTTTTTAACCGCAAATTGCACCGTTTCTCTATGCTGTTGTACAGCTGGGTCTATAGCGCGTGGCTGGTTGCCTACTTCTACGTTTAAGTTAGTTACAAACTGCCCTTTAGTTTTAATGCCAGCGTGGTCATAGATAGCGCCTGCAGCGTCTGTTTGCTGTGCCACCATAAGTTGATAGGGCCTGGCTTTAAACGTAACGCTATGGCTTTCGCGCGGGTTAGTTTCGGCGTCAAAGTTATCTTTAAACTGCACCGTGCCGCCTCGACTAGCGCGCCTGCCTACTTTAATTTTTAACCCAGCTTTAGCAGTTTTGTTAGACCAATACACTTCGCGGCCTTTAATAAGTTTGCCGCGTGCCATACCGGATAGCGGCGGTACGTCGCCTATAAGTTGCCTGGCAGTGTTAATAATTGGCGCACCCGCGCCTTTAATGTCTTTGGTTACTTGTCGCCTGTAAACCTTGTCGTATTTGTTTAGTTCGGCAAGCGTTTCTTTTATGCCTTCAATTTGTAAAACAAGTTTTGGGTTAGACATACGTTTTATTTCTTTTGTTTAAAATTTCTATTACCGCGTACACGTCGCCTAGTTCGTAGGGTACGTCATTAGGCCAATAACCAGTAGCTACTAGTATTTCGGCCATTACATACCTTAAGCTTCCGGGTCTGCTTTTGGGTCGTGCTGCTCAACTACTTCAATGTTTTTTAAACTGCCGATAAATAAATCTAGGTTTGCTGGCACTGTAATTTTGTTTAACCGGCTAGCTTCGTAGCACATATACGCTAAATCTTCTACGCCTATGCCTGCCGCCATATCTGACGCTTTGCGTTTATATTTTCTTTCCCACGCGACCAGCGTCATTAGGTTTGTTTGTACTTCGTATTCTGTGCCGTCGTTAAATACGGCTTTTAGTGTTAATTGCATTACTTGCCTTTCTCGGTACGGCGTTTATTAAACGCGGCTTGTTTTTTGTTAATTCTCAGCGGCCAAAGCCGCGTCATCACGAAACAGCTTTAGCTAATGTGCCACCTGTAAACGTAAGCGTAATAGTGCTTAGTTCACCTAGAGAAGCGTTAATAGGCGTATGGCTTTCGAGATATGCGCCGGTCAAAGTATATTTAGGCGCGTCAGCTGCAGGCGTAACTAAACCTGCTGCAGTAGGCGAAACTGTAATAGTTGTCTGAATACCTACAAGGCCATAAATGGTGGCTTCTGTTTCTGACGCTGCATAGCTTTGATAAAGCGTTACTTCAAACGTGTTATTTTGTAGCGACGTAATAGACGAACCGCCAAACTTGCGTGCAGTATCACCAAACGCAGTAGTTTCTAACTGCTCTTGCGTAAACGTCAAAACTGCGCTAGTGGCCTGGTCTGTAAGGTTAACGCTGTTAATAGTTAAAGCTGGGTTTGAGAGATAAACGGTAGTTGCCATAATGGGTTAGTCCTTGTCTGTTTCTGTATCTTTAGTTTTAGCAGATTTCTTAGGCGTATATGTGGATATATGCCCGCTATCTATAAGCACGTCAATATTTATTCCAGCTGCTTCTAAATCGTTGCCGTTCAAAATATCGCCGCGTTTACAATTAGCGAACCTATCACTAGTAACTATGTATTGTGCCATATCGTGCCTTTACTGGGTTTGTGCTTGCATTGTTATAGTCAAATCATAGGCGGGATAAGCCACGCCGCCTACTAATGCTTCTGTAGGCCTGCCGTCTGTTACGCCTACGTTTGCGCCTAACACTTTGCTAGCCAGGTTTAATAGGCTGCGTTGCGCGTCTAGGTTGCCTGGTCCTAACGTTATTACGCGTACTGGGAACAGCATTTTTACTATGTTTGCGTTAAACGCTTCAAAGCTGGGCGCGTCTATAAAAGCGCACGGCGGGACAAGGTTACGCGGGTCGTTTACTACCTGTAGGCCTGTAACGCCTTCAAGTGTTGTAGTTAAGTTAGTTAAAGCCGTATTAAATAAGTCTGTAAAGTTTTGGGGCATTACGCAACCGCTGGCCTATCCACGCCTAACAGCTGTTTAATCATTGGTGATAAACCCATAGTGTTACCTGTACCTAAACCGTCAAAACTAGCAAAGTCTGTTACGCCGCCGCGTTGACGGTAAAGCGCCCCACCATACATAACAGTACCCAGACTTACCGAACCGTTAGGCACGGTAGTAAGGCTTTCGTTTTTATATCCTGCTTCCTGCCTTCGACGATACGCAAAACTATTAGCAGCCAAAGCGCAAGTAGTTAAAAATGCTGTATCTGCTGCAGTAGCTGTACCGATACCTAACCAGTCTTCTATTTGTTGCGCTGTAATCCACGTACAAACCGGCGTAGTGGTCAGTGTGCCGCTTGCGGCCACTATGTTTACGTTGTCAGCTGTTTTAGCGTAAAGCACCTGATTAGCAATAGGTAGTTCAATGTCGTAGAGTAAAAAACCTTCTTCGTCTACGCCTGTAAAATAATATTGCGGTAAAGCAAATACGGTATATGTACCGTTAAAAGTTGCGTCAACACTTGCGATAGTTACGCTTTGCCCTACTTCTAACGGGTCAGCGTTAGTAAGTAAAACGATTACTGCGTAGTTATCGGTTAAATATTTTTGTTTGACCGAATAGACGGCCATAGCTGGCCTACCTTTCGGCTATTAGACGAACTTAACGAACTTAGTAGCGTCAGCCATAAACCCGGCTGCGTAACCTCTAAACGCAATAGTGCGGCCTAATGTTGCAGGTACTTCAACGCTAATTGCGCCTTTTTGCTGTTCGTAAAACTCGAAGCCTGCAGCTGGTCCGGCTGCGTGGCCCATAAACGAACCTGGGGCGTGTCGGTCAACTACAAGCACAAGGCCTAGCGGGTTGCCGTTCCAACTTGTAGCAGAAGAATTACCTGCAGCGTTTTGACCCATAAGGTTTGGTGCGCCTACAAATGGAAACACTGGGCGGTTTTGGTCATCTACCGAACTTGCCAAAGCTTTCCAGCTGGCAGGCGTAACGAACATATGCGTAGGCAAATAATTGCTATCTGTAGAAATTTGTCGTGCGCCTTCGTAAATTGCTGCTACCCAGTCCGCACCTACTGCAGTGTCTGCAACAGATGAAGTTTGTGTAATTGCAGCGTGGCAAGTATCTATTGCGTAGTTGTCAGTTGCCTGACCGTAAGCAATAGCTAACTGGTTCAAAATAATGTCAATGCTTGCAGGGTCTGAAAAATCTAAATCTTGTTCAGACACTGTAACAAAAGTACCAAACGACAATTTAGAAATGTCATTGTTAGAAACTACAACAGTCGAAGCGTTTAACTGGTCAAACTGCGCCGATTGCTGTTGCACTACTGGGCGTGTTGTAATTTTTGGTCTGCGAAATGTTGCACCTTGTGTAGGCATTGCGCGCGTACCGATAGCAGACACGAAAGGCCTAACAGGGTTAAGTCCGTCGTAAACACTGCCGGTTATGATTTCTGGCAAAATACCTGGGGTACTTTCAGTGTTAATAAATGGTGCAACGCCCGGCGCTGCTTCAATTACTGCTTGCTTAATGTTTGCGTTCATCTGTGCAAAATCTGCACCGCCGCGAACGTAGCTAGCAATATATTCAGAAGTGCTAGGCAAACGAAGTTTACGCGGTTGCGCGTAAACCGTGTGAACGGCTGCAGCTTCTACGGCTTGTGGGGTTTCTGTTTCCATTTTTTCTACCTCTTGTTCTGGGTCTTGTTTACTATTTAACACTACTTCATCTTCGTTTTGGTGGATACTGGCCGCTACGCGTTCTACTTTAGCGGCTTCAAAAGCGCCAAAAGGTAGCAAACTTAATTCTTGCCAATCGGCTTTCGTTACTACCATTGTGCCGGCTTCGTCAAAACTAAATTCGACTGGCAAAATACCTACAGAAACGCTATCTAGTACGCCGTCTTTTGCTAATTGTAGCGCTTCGTCGCCTAACCTAGTTTCGCTTATGCGGGCTTCAAACAAGACCGTATCGCCTACTAATTCTCTACTAATTACTAAACCTATTGGGCTGGTACTGTCGTGGTTTAAATACATTTTAGGTTTTTTGCCTTCGAGTGGCAAACTGCCAGCTTCAAAGCGTACTTTTTGGCCGTCGCTTACTACAGCTTCTACGCCGTATTGCAACGCAACGCCCGCTAATGTTCTTCTTGGCAGCGTTGCACTAGCGGGCGCTGCGTCTAGCGTCAATTCTTGCGGCGTCAATCTAAGCATTATTAACCGTCGTTTCTTCTTGTACTAGTTCTTCTTCTTCTTCTTGCATTTCGTAACTTTCTAAATAACTTTCAATATCAAACCTTACTACCGTGCCGCGCGGTAAAACGTTATTAGCGCTAAGCGTTTCTTGTATGCAATCTATGTACGGTTTTACGCCAAACTTGTATAAGTCGCGTGAAGCTTCTGCGCTGCTTACGTAACTGTAATTGCCAATACTGACGCTAACTAAATAAGCCGGTACGTTTGCGATACGTGCTATTTCTTTTGCTTGGTATTCGGCGGCGTCAATAAGTAGCATTTTGTCAGGCGTTGCCATATTTGGTATTACTTCTACAAATTCGTTAACGGCACTTGTAGCAGAAGCAAAACGTGCTTCGTCGTAGGCCGCTGCTAAATCGCGTAATTCTTGCGGCGACATAGGTTCGCCGCCCATTTGTCGAAGGGTAACGGCTGGCTGCAAACTTGACGCGTTGCGGTTGCGGGCCTGTTCAAGTTTTAACGCAGTATCTACAGAAGTTGCGCCGGTATAAATTAGGCCTTGTATTGGGCTTAAAAACTGTACGCAATCTTCCCAGCGAATAGGTAAACCCTGAAACAATATTTGTTTAGACGGCCCAAACCATACGCCGCTACTTTGTGCTTGGTCTTGTGTTGTAACTATTGCTGCAGGTAAACGCGTAAAAGAACTTGGGTAGCCCGTGCTATCGCGTTCGGTTATGTACCAAAATGCTCGACCATAAAATAGTAAATCATCTAACGTAAAACTAAGAATAAAATTATTTGTTACGCCTTTGTCTATGCGTTGTAACCAGCTGCGCGGCGCTTCTGGTAACAATTCGAGTTCTTCGCCGTTCCAAATTTCTTTATACATTTTTAAAGGTAAACAGCCAATAACTGACGCCATTAAATCGCGGCTACGCGAAATAGTAGGCACTTGCATAAAGCGTTGGCGTTGACTTCCGTCGCTGTAGGCGTAGA